CTGCAGAAGGAACTGCAACATCTATGTTGTTGACTCTCAGTGTATTGCCTGGTGTAAGTGAAGGATTGGCCACTGTGGCTGTGATTGTGCCATAGATGCGACTTTGATTTACAAAACGTTCAACCACACCGCCTTTGAACACTTGTTGACTGCTTTGTGGTTCACCCACATATAGACTACAGTTGTTGTCACAAATGGCCACTGCCTGACCAAAATTTGAGAAGTTGGCTGCTGTGTTCTGAGACACTGTTTGCAGGAGATTGAATTGATTGGTTTCAATTTCGATCACATCTCCTACTTGCAGGTCTCCAAAGATTGTGACTGTGTTGCCGCTCACGGTGAAAGAATCAGGGGCATTGATCACACTGTTGTCTTGGTTGATGTAAAATTGGTTGTTGACAATCACACTCACAGGTGCAGTTGGAGCAGAGCCCAACACAGTGAAACTCACACTGGATGGATCTTCACCATAGATAAATCTCTGAACATTGCGATCAAACACATACACACAACCAGCTTCAACATTGCCGCCCACTGTGGTATAAGGTGTTCCTACCATGACCTGACGACCATCTGTGGTACAAGAAATGCTGTGTCCAAATCTATCTGTGGCACCAAGACCGGCCACGGTCAACGTGTTTGCATACTCAAAGTAACCTTCGGCCACAATTACCACAATGTCTGTTATGCCGTGAATGCCAGGAAATGTTATTGTTGTACCAGAGAATGTGTAATCAATGTTGGGACGTTGTAGCACTTCATTGACTTTGACGCTGAACGAATATATATTTGTGGCAGTGAACAACCCGACTCTGTGCCCATCATTGTTGATGTCATTGGCAACATTATAGGTCAAGGCATTGTAAGGAATTTGGAAACTGTTGTAACGTGCAAACTCAATCAGCACTGGCGCCAGTGCGGTACCAGTACCCGAGCCTATTCCGGTAGCAATAAATGTGACACCAACAGTGTTTGAACTAGCACCAATGGCAGTGAAATCAGTGGTGCCCACACTCAAAATTGTGTAAGTGGCGCCAGGTGCAAAACTACCAGCAGTGGTCACTCCAGGATTGCTATTGAGAGTGACAATGTTAAAGTTGTTGTCAATGGTGTAGTCAACGTCAACAGTTTGTATTTGACCATTCAAGGTCACTTTCAATTGATATTTGTTGTTGATCTGTATAGTGCTGTTGATTGCAAACTTGGTGGTAGATCCATCAGCAATGGCTCTGATAAATTGCTTTTGCCAATCAACATATCCATAAGCATGCACATTGTTCAAGCCCGGAGCACCAACGTACATCCAACGTTCGTCCTGACTCATGGCCACGCTGTAGCCAAATTCTCCTGCACCTGTTAGCAATGTACCGTATCCAGCAGGTTGGGTAAGCAACTGCCATTGGCCATAAGGAATAGATCCTGCCACACCCAGTTCAGGTGCACGATAAATCACACATGCATAGCCATTGTTGGCTTGGCCGCCTGCACCTAGACTGGCGCTTGCACCTGCCACTGCCCAGGATTGATTGCCAAAATCTATTGCATTGCCATATCCGCGCACACCGGTGGCATCTAGTGTTAAAATTGCATCACTAGCACCCAGCGGGCTTACAGGCACATATTGATCACCATAACCTTTGACGTACACATAAACAGCACCTTTGCTGGGGCCAGTTCCAAATCCAAAGTTTGGACTGCCCACAAAAGCAGCCAATTTATTTCTGGCCTGTGCAACACTAGCTCCGTATTGTTCGCCGGCATCAAGAAACTTGGGATCCAAAGTAATAATACTTGAGAACACATTGTTCTTCTGTAATACTTCCCAAAGTCCGGCACCGTTGTCGTCAACCCAAACTTTGGCACCAGGCAAGATATTTAGAGTATAAGGCAAGTTATCAACATCACTGGCCTGGGACACACGCATGGTTTGCAAGGTAAATCCGAGACCTGACCCATTGGCCACTGAACGATTTGAGATAAACGTGAATGCAATGTTCACTGTGTCAAGACTTGGCACACTCAACACCTGATACACCCCATTAATTTCAGTGTCAAAAAACTTGATGATTAATTTGTCGCCTGCTACCAGGCCATGCTGATCATTGAAAATCACACGGCTTGTGCCATTCAAATTGTCACATACGTGTTGAATTTGCCCGGGCACTGCCTGCGCACGATAAATGTTCCAGTCGTAATCGTTGACCTTGGCCACCCATATGGCAGTTCCTACCTTGATAGAATCAATATTGGCTGCTAGACTGGCAGTATTTGTGATATCAAATACTGTGATATCAACATCATCAAGGCTCACATAACCCGCAGTGGGCAATCCTATGTCTGTGGGTAATTTTGTTGTGGTAGGAAGTATATCAGTGCTGGTCAGTTTGTAACTTGAACGCCACACATCGGTCAAGAAAATCTGTTGATCTGCTTGACTTGGTTGCTGTGGCACAACAACCTGTATCAATCCAGGATTAGAACTCAACAGTGCTCGATCCAATCGCAGTTCAAAAAAGCTTCGGTTGGCATTGGCGCCATATACTGCACGTTGCACTGCCCAGTTTTCGTAGATGCTGTAATCTGCGGCTTCTTTGCCTAGGTTGGCCGCCTTGAATAAATCAGCAGCCAAGATAGTGCCTTTGGTCTTCAAGAACTGTCGGTACACATTGACTTGACTCACATCATCAAGATTCAATGCTGCCAGATACTGTCGGGGTTTGAATCCTATCAAGCCATACGCCAACAAATCATTATCAGACTGCAGGTTGGCAGCATTGATATTGTAACTGTTGGTCAATTGATCAGCTTTGTTGGCCAAGTTAGGCAACAACCCCAAATCAATTTGATTGTAGTTGCTTTGTGCCCAAACATTGAAATCAAACTTGGCACTGGGCTGTACAATGGTCAAGGCTTGCCAATATACATTTTTGTATTTGACAATTTGTCCTTTGGGGTAAGTTCTTAATCCTGACCACTCTTCCACATTGTTTTGATTTAAGATAAATCCAGGTGTGTCTACTGATCCGTTCCAGTCATTGGTGGTCACTGCCACCAGGTTCAGGCGGTTTTGTCTTGCACCTGTCACAGGATCATATATCAAATCACCAAACACACTCTTGTTACTCAACACAATCATGTGTTCAAAATTGGTAAATCTAAGATTTATGTAGCTGATACTTTGAGTGGTCAATGGCTGTATGCTGAATGTGTTGCCCAGACGAACTATGTTCAGTGAACGTGCAGATATCTCTGTTGAATTTTGATCCAGCAATAGATTTTCTGCAGTATCTGTCACAATGCCATCTACCACTGCACCCGGTCGAGTCACAGTCAATCCTGTGGCCAATGGATTCAAATTGATAATAGCATCTGAGCTCCAGCCTTGTTGACTCCAGTACAAAAATTCAGTGACCATTCTTGGCCAATCCAGCACGTATCCATTTTCTATGTTGGTAAATATTAGGCCTTGTTTTTCCAACAACTTGCCATAACTCAACAAGAAATCGCCCACTGCGGTTTCGTTCGCAAACACAAATCCATACGGGACTTGTACCACATTGTTTGAATAAAAAGTTGGAACACGTATGGTAATTCCGCCGGCACTGTAGTCTTGCAGTTTGCCCACGGCTTGACTTTGCAATATTTCAAAATAAGGTTGTGATGTACCGTATCCAAACACTGCATACCCACCGCCACTGACTCGTTGCACTGCCACACTTGAATATTTGATTTGATCAAATGGTTGATTCTTGTACAACAAAATGTCATAGCTTTCTGCCGGAATCATCAGTGTTGTGTTGGTACTGTTGGGACTGGATTTTTCAGTGAACAGTTCAATGTATTGTTTGTCTGAATAACTGGCCATTCGATAGCACAGTCTAACATCCAGTGCCTTGAGATCTGCGGCAAGCAACGCAGTACTGTCAATACCAGTTTGTCTGTTGTAGTCCACAATCCAATTGATATAACTGGCTTTGCTTGTGCCATTGCCGTAGACTTCAACGCCGTTGGCATCCAATCTATAACGTCCGTTGTATAAAAATTGATTGTAATCTGTGTCAAATCGATACAGGTCTCGATCAGCAAACAATGCAAAAAACTTGGCCGGACGTGTGACTGCCAATGCATGCATCACTGCAAAAGGATATCCGCTAGAGTTCCACCAGGCCGCTTCAACTGGACCGCCGTCGCCAACGGTCCAGCTTTTTTGGTACTTGGTACTGACGTTTTGATTTTGTGGCACACCACCTACCACACTGTTTTGCGGACTCAGTAGTTCACCTTCGGGGCCAGTGGGAATCACTGATGCTAGACCTGGTCTGGCATATTTTGGTTTATAGTAAGGCGCTATAGGATCGGCCACTAGACCTGCTTCCAGGTCATCCCATAACACCAGGTTATCTGCTGTGTAAGGTGCTGGACCATAACGATTTTGCCACCAAGTGGGTTCAATTTGCAGTCCCAGCATTTCCCAAGGTGTGTAACTGGGCTGTTGTGTGTCGTAGAAGTAGCGGTAGATACCGCGCCAGGCGCCCAGTAGGTTTTGCTGGTCTAACTTGTTGATGGTATTACTGTAGTTCCAGGTAAACTCATTGGTAGCACTGAATGTTTGTGTTTTGTAATCCAGTTTGTTCCATCCGCAGTAGCTCAACAGATCGGATCCAAGAATGGTATTGATTTCTTCAAAACTGTATCCAGTATTTCTAAACTGTCCAGGTAAAACATTTTCAAATGTGAGCGGCACTGGATTACCGTCCAGTTTGATATTGTTATAAATTCTAGTTTCAAATTCCAACAACACCTGATCACGCACATCATTGAACACAGGGGTTTGGCTACCGTCATGTCCAATGATAAAATCACTGGTGCCATTTGACGTTACCAATGTTGTGATTTCAGGCTGCCAGGCTGGGTACAGGCCCATCTTGCTGGGAGTATTGGGAATAAAACTGCCATAGGTAGCACTGTATTCATTGATGATCACTGTATCACCAATATTGAGAGTCACAGTCAAGGTCACTCGTGGCCCATCTGTGGCCACAACATAATCTTTGCCACGAATCAAAATTTGATTGTTGAGATATATGCAGAGACCAAGATAATTGGCCGACTTGTAGTTGTATACCTGTACTGTGTCAAAGGTTGGTCGAGTGGTTAGTCCTACTGTATAGGTATTGCTATAACTGGTGACACCTTGCGGTATCATGTCGCTCCAATAGAATGGCTGAGTTTCAATTTTTCCCAGAGAAACATCTTGTATGGCGGTATCAAGTATTTCCGCTGTGGTTTTGAATGCGATATTGTTTTGCAATAAAACCACGTCCAACATCTGTGCCTTGAACTTGATGTATTCACGGCTGTTGTACTGCATGGATGCAAATATGTTATAGGTTGGACTACGCATGAAATAGCCAGGCAAGATCAGCGGACTACTTTGTTGTAAAATTATTGAGCCATAAGGAACAATGTTGCCAAGATCTCGAGTGTTGTTGGCACCATTGATAGGTCCGCTCAGGCTCATGAGATTCTCACAAATACTTTCGTAATGAGTTCGAATAGTACCTAGCGTAAAAGCCGGACTATTTGCATTGAGTGGATTGCTTTGCAGATTGTTGGGCACTTGGTAAAAGGCCACATTGCTGGTTTGATCACTCAAGGCCAACACTTCAATTGTGTCAGTTGGCAAGTAGGTATTTTTTAGTGTGATAGTTGTGTTGTCTGTGCCAACAATATAGGTGTACATGCTGGATTCAAGAAAAACACTACCAACATAGATTTTTATTACAGGTATTGCAATTGATGTTTGCGGTACTACTGCAACATCTAGTTTTAAAGTTTGTCCAGTATATGTGAATTTGAATTGTTGATAAATCTGTTGCTCAACCACAGCAGTTTGCCAACCAATCAATTTGCGATAGGTCACACGATCGGTGTATTCTCTTGCGGCACCTGAGCTGATGTCACTTACCGTACTCACATTGTCAATGGTATAAGTGAATGTGTCAACATATAAATTGTTGTCAAACACAATATCACCCACGTTGTTGATGTTTAGATACTGCAAAGGAAATTGCAACACAGGGTCAAGTATGGTAGTGTCGCCCACTGCATAGCTGAACAATTTGGACCCTGCAAAGTCACTGGATTGATATTTGGCTTTGTTTCCAAAGCTCACTCCGTCAACATCATAAACATTGTACAAAGGTGCTTGTTGTACTGAAGTTTTTTGTTGTGCTTGTATCCAATTGGTGCCATCGTACCAAAAAGTTTTTCCAGCAATAGTACTGCCATTCAGGCACACTGTGCATTCGTCCAAGACAACTGCACCGTCACTGGCCTCGGTCAATGTAATAATAGGTTGTGCTATCAAAGGAGCCACAGTGTCAGGAGTCGCGAAACTTACTACATAAATTTTGTTGCGCACCGAGGTGTCTGTGTCTGCCGCAAAAATGACTCTTGACCCTTCAACCAAAGTATATCCATCTGTGGTATATCCAGTTGATCCTTCCACATTAGAAAATGCATCTTTTTCTGAAAAATCAATGATGTCGGCTGGTGCCTTGCCTTTGGTTCCCATGTTCCATAAACGTATGCCTGGACGGAATTGTATGATTGGTCGTTTGGCACGATAGTTGTTGTCTAACACCGCAACTGTGTTATTGTATTCTGCTGTGGCATTTAATACATCAACGTGAAACCAACGATTACTTCTTGACCATGCATTCAAATCTTTGCTGGCTCGACTGATTGTGAGATAATCAATAGTAGCCGGCTCAACTGCAATGGTGCTGTCGTTGTAATCTATAGCATAACTTTCAGGAACCACAAAATCACTCACAGGCAAAAGTTCGATTGCTGTGCCCACACCGTTTACATAATACTCATGATCGCTGATGGCAATTGCATTCATGGTACCTGATCCTGCTTGTAATATCACCGCAGGGCCGTTTAACACAGCACTCACTGTAAATTTGATCCCGCTGGCTGCAATTGATCTCACATAGTAATTTTTGCCAGCCACTAGTCCACCCAGAGTGGGACTCAAGAAAACAATTTGTTGTCCTACATACAAGTGTGCAGAATCGTAATAGGTAATATAGTTTGTGCCTGACTCAGTGGCAGTGCATTGAAAACTGCTGGTGCCAGAGCCATAGGCAGCTGGCACAACATCACCAGTGAATCTCACTTTGAGACCATTGCTAAATGTCACTCCATTGGGACTGGTGTATGTTTTGCTACCGATAATGTTGTCAACATCGAGCACACTGCTGTTGCCTGGTTCAACCAGAACAATACGACCAAAAATTTCTGGATCAGTTCCGTCTTGATAATACAGTGTGTCTTGAATGGCTGTCAATAATGGAATCTGTTGGAATGTGCCAGTGGCATCCTTGTACCATTGTGTGTTGCTGTACTCTGTGCCATACACAATGGTAAATTTATCAAGTTCAGCAACTGTTGCTGTTTTGCTAAGGTTCAAATAGGTCACACCCGACACAGTCACATAAGTGATTGTCCAAATTTGATATCTGTCCTCTAGTGGTATGTCTGTTGTTTCACTATAGGTAGTGGTATCATAACTGCCGACCAGGCCATTGTTGGCAGTGCCAGCTGTGAGTGGATCGTAGTAGGTGGTGCGTTGCCAGCCGCCGTCTTGGGCATCTACAATGGGATTGGTAAACACCAGTGTACGACCATTCAGATTGGTAGTGCCATCTATACCACCATAGGTGGCAATGAATTCAGCCACTGGTTGATTGTTGATTTGACTGAATTGTAGTGTGGTCAGCAAATCAACTGAGCCAAGATTGTTCAAATTGTAGTAGAAACTCTGTGCAGTTTTTTGTGGCACGTTAAAAACAACTGTGCCAACATCTTGTCCATTGTTGCTTACACCATACACATCTCTACTGCTGATATTGGGAGTGGCTGGCATGGTGCCTGATACACCGGGGGCAGCCTGTATCCAAAATCCCGGGCCAGAGCCGGGCTGTGCATCAACAATATCAAATTGACCTTGCATGTTGGCTTGATTTTCACTGGCATAGTACAACACATCAGGTGCATCTTGCGGCACAGTGAAGGTTACCAATCCTGTGGTGGCACCATTGCGTGTGACTCCGGTGCTGTAAATGTCGCCTTTGCCTGTACTGGGCAAGGTTTTGATCCAGAATGGATACACCCCGGTCAATGTTAAATTGAAGGTATAGGTATTGCCGCGTTGCAAAGTCAGAGTGGGGTTGTTTTGGAAATTGATCACATAAGCAGTGATTCCAGAATTGGTCACACGATAGCTTATGGTTTCTTTGGTGTTTTGTGCCACTTGAAAAGTATAACTGCCGCCACGCACCAGTTCAATAATGGGGTTATCCCCATTATGAGCCGAAAAGGTATAAACTCCATTGGCTCTCGTGACTTGATAATTGGCCGTGGTTGGTATGCCAGTGGCTGTGACATCTACCACAGCAGGTCCGCCAGGAACCCAGTAGTACTGACTGAAGTTTATGAACGCATCAAAATCAACAAATGGATCCCATGTATAGTATTCGCTCGAGTACAGTCTGTCAGGTTGTGTGTTTGTGCCGCCCTGAAATCCAATGGCATCATTCAGACCAGGGTAGGTGATGGCATTTTTAATAGTATTAGTATCTGGCACTAGACTCACAACAGCAGGCTCAAGCTGATAGTTGGCTCGTGTTTTTGTGGGCTCAATTACATATTTGTCGTTGGGGTTTACGCCAGGTCCCACTGTGCGGCCGATAAAACCTTGTGTCTTTTTAAAGTTAGGCTCTTGGATCAGTTGATCCAATGTGGCAGCCAAGAATTGTTTGTTGGCATCCGTCTGAAAAATTTCAGGAAGAAAATTTACGCTACGTGCATTAGCCATTAAACTACTCCGCTACCAGGTGCAGTACGCAAATTGGTACTGGTCAATGCATCAATTACTTCAATGTTGTTGATTGTGGCACCATTGACAAATATTTCATTTGGTGCTGAACGTATTTCATACAAGTCACCAAAACTCTTCTGACTGTTGAGTGGCACCAAGACCACTGAACTGATAATTGTTCCTAGTTCTCTATGCAGATAAGCCGCAAGCTCTGAGAAATAAAATGTATCTCCAAAGTTCCATTTGTCTATACTGAAGTAAGTGTTCATTGAGGCTACCACACTGCTTTTGATTTCGCTGTTGCTGGCAGTAGATCCTTGCGCCGCAATTACTTTGATTGTGGCACGTAATTCTTGTGCGGCTTTTTCGCCGAACAAAGGTTTAAATATTACTGAATTCAAAATGATATTATCACTTAGCATTTTGTAATTTTCGAGACCTTGGTACTCAGTCGACAATTCATCAATGGTTGGCACATCTGGTTCTACCACTGTACCAGTGGTATCACGAATCCAATTTTGATAGGCAGTGTAGTAACTCAAAGTCACCACATACAGATCAATAATATTGGTTGTACCCGGATCAATACGTGAAGTGAGTGGGGCATTATGGCGGTACTGGAAGTACAAGCTCTGACGACCGGTTCTAGCAATCCATTCTGTGGAAACATCAATCAAGGTTCTCAATCCTGTCACGCCCAATGACAACTGATAAAAAGCGCCTTGATCGTAGGCATAAAATACCTGTCCAGGTGTCCAGGCACTTTTTTGCAATTCAATTTCGTCGTATGTGCCGTAGTCACTGATAACTGTGTCCGGCTCTACCAATAGGTAGCGTTGTAAATTATCAAAGTCCACAGTCTTTTGAAGGTACACATATTTCTGTGTTGAGTTTGTGTTTGGTGCAACAATCTCATTGAAGAAGTCTGGATTATCTGGCACACCATCATTGTCTGAGTCGCGGTAGCCAACTAATACTTGGAAATCATCCACATAGCCATCGCTTTCTACTGGCTGACCAATAATGGTCATGTAGATATCGCCGGGCAGATGATCTGTGGAGTCAGGCTGGGTGTTGACTGCCAACACATTGATAAAGTCCTTGATCACCGAACCTGTGCGACTGTCGTAAATTTGTCCATTGCTGTAGTAAAAGAAACGTGTTTGTAGCACTGATCCAAATGAATAGGCCAGGCCACGGAATGTAATGGTATAGTTTTGATTCTGTACCACAAATTGAACCAGCCAAGAAGCATCCAGATTGGTACCACTTGTGTTGCCGGCATACTGTTGGCTCCAGGTGCTATCTTGTGCCAAATTGGTACTGGAGATCAGGTACCATGAATAAGGAGTACCTGTGATGTCGCCGTTGTTGTCATAGCCCAGACCAAAGTTGCGATTCAACAGTATTTGTTCAGCAATGCTTTGTTGCAGGGTCAGTGGCAAGTCAACCATAAACAACGGAATAATAGTATCAACCAATGCACCTGTGGGCACAAAGTTATTGAGTGCAACTGGCCCTGCTCCTGAACTTAGGTTACCAAGACCGTTGTTGTATCCTGAACCCACAATGCTGATAGGGCTGGCCCAGATTTCCAATTTCTGATCTGCTGAACTAGGCATGCCTTGTTGCAGTTTGTTGTTTTTGTCAAAGTAGTAGCCTGTGGGAGGCACAAATTTGATTAGACTACCAACAGCCACATACTTGAATGCTGTGGTTGTGGTTGATCCCACTGGGATAGGTGAACCAGTGGGCCAGGCAGTTGAGTACACAAAATTTTTAAAGTATCCAGTGGTTTCGTTGGCCAAGGTGGTACTTTGAGTCCAGCTGGCTCCTGGTACCCATGTGGTATTGCCGTATGCAGGCAATGTGGTAGCAGATACTCTGGGGAAATTCTCGTAGTAAAACTGACGCATTGTGGTCTTCCCAATTGCGGGTTGTACTTTGTTTGTTACCACATCTGCAATTTCATTGCGATTGGTCCAGGAGAATAAAATGGTAGGAAGTATATTTTCTTCCCACAATCCGCCATCGCTGCCAAAAATGTTTGTGCTGGAATATTTGCCAGTGTTGTCAACCAGGTCAAGATAACGACTGGTACCGATACTTGCACGGTTCAAGGCTTTGCTTTTGACAATTGAGTTGTATTGTGTGTATGGGAAGAGATTGTAGTCCTCGCCGTTGACCATACGATTTTGTGTGTAGTAACGTGCTGGCGCACGTTGCTTGATGGCATCAATGGTTTCACGTGCTTGGCTGTTCGAAACAGGTTGAGTGATACCGCAAGTGAATGTTAATGTTTCAAGGTTGCCCGAGCGACTGATATAACTGATCGGGATTTGCACCGCCTGCATCTCAGCAGGATTAATAATGTATTGCAAACCGTTCGATGCACGAACATAAGCACGGAATGTGCCCACTGGAATTTCTGAGAACACCCCGTCGCCAAATACCATGGTAATCTGGTCATTGGTTCTGCTGGTGACTGAATAAATGGGACGTAGGTCTGTGGCTATTTGTTCTGCGCCAGCTGAATAAATGTTTTCAGTATAGGTCCATTCGCGACTGATGTTGCCCACGTTGTCTAGCTGGAACAACCAGCGGTCTTCGTTGTTGACACCTTCAATGTTGATGTTTACTGTGCGATTGCTGACTTTTTCAGCCAGGTTAAAATCTTGATTCTGCAACACACCTTGTTTGAACATAAAGAAGTAACCAGTGTTGGCTGATTGAAATCCAAGACTATCATTACGGAACAGTATGTTGAACGGTTGATTGGCCTGTGGCGGCGGTTCATACAAATAAGTCTCGCCGACCGAAGTAGATGTCATGGCCTCAAATGGCATGTTTACTCCATCTACTGTGGCAGTATAAGGTACCACAGGCAAGTATCCAGGAACCAAGTTGATGCCATATTCACTGGTGACCACTCCCAGGATCGTTTGTTTGTTGCCTGGACGACCGACTTTTTGTGTGTCTACTAGACTGGCGTTGATAACTGCTGTGAATTGTTCTTGCCAGTCCGGGTTGGTAGCATCTGCCCAGTTGATTGTGTAGTTGGCTAGATTTACACCTTGATAGTCAATGACGTTTTCTGTTGTGGTAACTGAAAATACCTTGAGTAGACCTTGTGCGGCAATGTTGCGTTTGGCTGTGTAACTGACCAAGTTGGCCAGACGAACCACACTGTCACGACGCTCGGCCGTATCCATGTAGTTTTCTCTGGTATTTAGATCTGTACGGAAAGCCAGTGCCTGCCCCATGAACGCAATAACGTCCAAGAGAGCAATGTATTCTGACGATTCAATGTAGTCATTGAATGTTTCTGGATAGTACAAGCGCAGGTAATCAACAAAACTTTTGCGCAGAGTTTCAAAGTCATAGCTTTGAAAATCAGCTTCGCGATAGGTTTGATAGATTTGTTTCCAATCCTGTACACCAAATATCGCCGTTTGTCTAGTTGTTTTTGCCATTATACTGAGCCTCTATTGTTTATTTATGGATGTTAAAAACTGCTCAGTTTATACATAACTTGCTGAACGTTCTTGAAGATTAAAGAAAATACTCAGCCTTTCTGCATCCGTGCTCGGTACCACCGCAAGTTCGATTTGAATCAATATGCCATTTTCTTGTGGGAATACTTGTGTATCACTGATATAGATGCGTGGATCGCCGCCGGCCACACGCTGAACTTCTGTTACTATGCTATTTTGTAAATCTTCCAATTGGTTCTCAAACAAGAAATCCCATAGCACAGTACCGTATGCAGGACGGCCGGGCAATTGGCCTTGACGTATATTGAATGCGTTTAAAAGGTCGCGTTTGATCAGTGCAAAGTCCGTGAGAGTGAACTTTTTGTATTGATTTTGAGTGTTGAATCCAATGAATGTTTGTGCCATATGGTATTTATGGGTGCTTATTCACCTGTTCCGCGTCCTTCAATTTTCTGACTCAACACATACAATCTTTCTTTCTGCGACGCAGAGAAGGCAGCCCCGGCTTGAATTTTTTCGGTTATAGAGTTGATACTAAATTCAGATGCTCGGATTGTTTTTTGCCCTTCAGCATCTAAGTTATTGTAGATGTCAACCAGTTCTTTGGCCTTGGGAATACCATTGATGTTGTAATTGTTGCGTATTGCATCGCGTTCACTGTTGAGTGCGTCATACTGCGCCTGGGTAATAGTTTGTTGGTTCTCTAAGGCTGCAAATTTTGGATCTAACGCCTGTAGTTTCTGAATAGAAGGGTTCAACCAATCATTAAGAAAAATTGTGGCTTTGTTGATGTAATCTTGCGTTGATCCTGACGGGGCTTTGTTCACATAACTAGGTACAGGTATCTTGGAATCGCCTACCACTCGAGTGCTGGCCGCATCCAGTGTGGCACGATTCACTGTGTCTATTTTGGGCACAGGAATATCTTGCTGTTTGAATGCAGTGGGTATCTTGGTATTGACCAAGTTCACTGCAAATGCACCATCACGCACAGCACTTGAGAAAGCCGCTTGTACTGCACCAGTTGCATCGCCTGGGATGGGTAGGCCTTTGGCAAATGCTTCGGCGTTGGGAAGATTTTTTGCCGCATTCAGGGCCATGCCGGCGATGCCTTGACTTGACAAATTCTGCACAGGGACACCTACTGCACCCAGTCCGGCCACACCCTTGGTCATGAGATCCTGTTGTATTTGACTTTGTTTTCCAGCGTTGCCCAGCAGATCACCCACACTCTTGATGCCATCTTTACCAGTCCAGGCTGCTGGACTTTTGACCACGTTTGAGAATAAACTTGCACCTTTGGCTGCCAGGGCCGCTATGCCAGGCTTAACAAAACCTGCTGTTTCCAATTGTTTTAGATCAAAGCCAAAAGAGCCAAGTCCTTTGGTGTTACTGACAGCATCAGGTGCTTGCCCCACAAGATTTTTTGCTTGGGCCAGTACCCCATTAACTTCCGGTATACTCATGGGACCAATTGCACTCACTGCACCGCCTACACCAGCAGCGACTTTTGAAAAATCAGCAGTGTTGATAGGATTGGTTATGGGAAAACCAGAAATTGTTTTGTTGATGGTCTGCACCACTGATACCGCTGTGCTTCCTTGTATCACCGCCGCACTGACCAGGGGGTTCCCAACATTTTTGGCACCCAGAATATTGGAAAGTGCTCCTGTTGCCGCTGACACCGCTGGACCCACTGCCGCAGTCAATCCGGCAGCAGTGGCAGCCAAACTTCCACCACCGGCGCCGCCAGCGGCACCAAGTGCTGTGCTGATTGATCCTAACGGGGCGACGCTTCCCACACTACCAAGAGCACCTGCAAGACTGCTTTGTGCTTGTTGTAATGCACCTTGCGCACTTGCAAGTCCATCGGCTGCTTGTGAGGCCGCACTGAGACTATCTCCAGGCTTGAAACCTACCAATGCGCCTGTGGAATCTTGTTTTTTAAAGATTGCTTCGGCTTGATCTCTTGTGAGTCCTTCGGGCCCTTTTATGCTAAATGGTTTTCCGTCGCTACTGGTAAATGTAAATTCAGCCATGTTATTTTGCCTGTATTTCTATGCTAGGTGGAACCGGCTCAGCACCCGGAGGTGGACTGGGTTTGCCTTCTTCGAATGCAATCTCAACATCCACACCTTTGTTGTGATAAGGATAAGGTTCGTGTGTGGGCGCACGGCTCACTGTGCTTTCAAGTCCTTCGGGCTTGACTATCCAACCACGGCTGGTATTCCATTCAGTATCATCCAACAAAGTTGTAGTCAAAGGTTGTGGATTGGTCACTGTGCCTGCGGCCGGACCGTTAAGATCAATTCCTCCTGCTTGTAAGACCAGTGCGGATCCTGCACCCCATGATCCTGATGCGCTGTTTAGTGTGAGTGTGCCGTCTGATTTGACTCCAATTGTGCTTTTGCTGTACAAAGTGATATCATCCTGTGCCTGTACACTCAAAAATGTATCAGTCTCCAACTGCATGTCTTCCTTGCTTTTCATCTTCAAGTAACGTCCAGCAAACATATTGATATCACGATCAGCATGCAGGTTGATATCACCCTTGGTGCGAATGTTTACACTGTTTGTGGCATACACATCTACTGTGCCTTCTACCCCAAACTCAATCCAGGTTTGTCCATTGGCATGAATAATGTAGAAAAAGTTGCCAGTATCACTCATGGTAATTTGGTGGCCTTTTGAGGTGCGTAATCTCAACAGAGCATTGTTGCCTTGGGTATCGCCGTCGTCCATCACAAAACTATGACCGCCCACCCGCCCAATTACTTTGGCGTCTCCTGGTTTGATTTCACCGGCATTGAGTTTGGCATTGATATCATTGGGCTTCATGCCGCCTTGATAGATGGCTGTGCCCGGAGTGCTGATGCCAAACACAGCACTGGGAGTTTCGCGCTGGCTGCTGGAATTGATAGTGCCACGTTCATTATCGGTTATTAAACCTTGTTGTAGCAGGGCCTGGGCCACCACGCTCTGCACAGGCTTGATGCCGTCAAAAAATCTTGGATCGTTAAACAGTTCATTATTGTTGATGTTGATTTCTGTGACTGGTAGTCGTGTGGCATTTTTAAAATAACTTTGCTGGTTTTGATTTTGAACTTCAGCTTGAGATGTCTCTACAGAACCAATGGCCGGAACCATGCGACCTGTACCTTGTTCCGGGGCAACACCAATGTAATAGCCTTGTGATCGGTCACCATTCACAAAGATACAAATAACAGTGACTCCCACATCCGGTGGAGTAAACCACATGCCGTAACTGTTGGGCGTGCCAGGATAGCCTCCATTGTCCAGAGTTTGCCCGTTGGTTGTGGTTTTTGGAGTGTTGCCGTAGAAAGGTGGCATATAACTCACTGTGGTCCACTTGGCGTCATTTTCCATGCCCGCTTCGCCACCATCAGCAAATGCTTCAATATACACACGCAATCGGCCGCTACGAGTTGGGTCCACGGTGCTCATGACCACACCAGTAAACGGACCAAACTCCGAAGGTACGCCGCCGCGATCTAGTTTGTAATTACCCGGGCGGCCTTTGCTACGTTGTACATTATCTACCATGTGTTTCCTTTAGGGTTCTGTGGGTCTAATTTGTGCAGTAGGAGTGTTGGGACCTCGTTCGCCAACATTGATCTTTTGTCCTGCTACCCTGTTTAAAAATCTGTCTATCAGGCCCGGGGTTGATGAATTAGGTAATTTTGGAGGGCCTTCGACCACCTGTGTATTGGTCGGAGCAACTTGGGCTCCAGTACCGTCAGTAGGAGGTTTGGGAGGAGGAGCATATTCCAGGTTGTCTCCACCGATAACCACACCGTTGGGATCAGTATAGGCATTGCTGTTTGGAGCGCCGACATAAACTGTTTGTTGATATGGCACTGCTGTGAGTCGCTGTTGTGCCGCTCTGTCTCTTAAACTGCCGGGCCTTATGTTTTTATTATTGGGATCTGTTGATCCTGATAATGTTGGATTGCCAACAGCAGCTCCGCCAGCAGTTTCTTTGCCGCCTGCGCCTACCCATCCAGGGCCTTTCTTTTTAGTATTACCTTGTGTGCGTTGGCCGTCTGGATTTGCAACCAATGCAG